AGTAATTTATGGCAGACGCAGTAACTTCAACAACAATACAAGATGGTAATAGAATAGCTGTTATACAGCTAACTAATACATCTGATGGTACTGGTGAAAGTGCAGTCACAAAGGTAGATGTTAGTGCGTTAGCTGCTAACACTGCTAATGGTCAAGCTTGTACAGGCGTTAAGCTTGGTAGAATTGTTTATTCTACTTTTGGAATGAGCGTAAAACTTTTATGGCACGCTACTACCAATACTATATGTTGGGATCTTAATTCAGACTATACGACAGATGAAGATTTTACAGGCTTTGGTGGTATACAAAATACTGCCGCGGCTTCTGGTAAAACAGGTGATATCAAGTTGACCACAACTGGTGCTTCAAGCGGAGATTCTTACGTTATAGTCTTAACTTTAATTAAAGATTACAGCTAAGATGAATGGCTGAATATAAAGGCAAAACAGTAACTTTAAACAGACCCAGGGCTATCCCAAAAGGTAGTCCTGGATATGGTAAGAAACGAAAAGAAGTTTTCGTTAAGAACTGTAGTAGCGAAAGTAGTAGAGTCAAAAGAATTACTTTTGGCGATGCAAAAATGGGTATGCACAAGAATACCGCATCACGAAAAAAATCATACTGTGCTAGAAGTAGCGGAATAAAAAGTGATAGATGTAGTGCCAACTACTGGGCTAGAAGAGACTGGGACTGTTAGATGGCAAAAAAAAAAGAAACTAAAAAGGATGCCTGTTACCACAAGGTAAAAGCTAGATATACTAAAGACGGTGGCACCTGGCCTTCTGCTTATGGCTCTGGGGCTTTAGTAAAATGCAGAAAAGTTGGTGCAAAAAACTGGGGCAATAAATCTAGAGTAAAAAAAGCTACTGGAGGTGCTGTAAGAGGACAAGGTATTGTAATGCCTGATAGATTAAGATAATGGCTAGCGACAATTTAAAAAAATGGTTTGATCGCAACGATGGAAAAGGTTGGATTGATTGTAAAACTGGTAAACCTTGTGGAAGAAAATCAAGAACAAAATCTAAAAGACCATATCCAGCATGTAGACCAACCAAAGCACAATGTAATGATGCTAAAGACAAAAAGAAAGGTCCAGATAGAATTAGTTGGAAAAAACCAAAAAGAAAAAAAATGTATGCAGGTGGTACTGTAAGAGGTCAAGGAATTGTTATGACGAATAGATTAAGATAGAATAATATTATGGCAAAATTACAAAACCCAAAAAAAGCAGATCTTAACAAAGATGGTAAAATAAACTCTTATGAAGAAAAAAGAGCTAAAGCTATTGAAAAATCTATGGCTGCACAAAATAGAGTTAAAAAGAAAAATGGTGGTTTCATAGCCAAAGGTTGTGGATCTGTCATGGATCAGAAAAGAAAAGTAACTACAATAAGTTAGGAGAAATAAAATGTTTAAAAGAACAAAAGGTTATGCTATAGGCGGAAAAAGAAAAGGTATGAAAAAAGGTGGCGGAGTTATGAAAACTAAAGGATATGCCACAGGTGGAGTCGTAAAACCCAAAGGCAAAGCGGGTGGTGGAGCAATGAACACCAAAGGATATAAAAGAGGCGGCAAAGTATAAGGTTCTTAAAATGGCTTATTTACAAAGCAGCATTCCTTATTTCAAATGTTGGGTAAGAAAAGAATATACACATAATCACGAAAAATATCATGGTGAGTTTTTACACGCTATGGTTATTGGCGTTACAACAATCCAAAAACGCTGTCTATCATTTCAAGTAATTTTTACTGGTGCAGAAACATACGATACAGATGAACCTAATGTTCATGGTGGTGCCATGTGGGCAAGAATGCCTATAACAGCTCTTGTTGGAGATACTCCTTTTGAAGAATGGCCTGAACCCATGGAAGTGTGGGCAGCTCAACCTTGGGACTGTGCATCTCGCACACATAGTATATATGTATTAGAAAACTGCTCTCCATGTCCTTGGATGGCTAAAATTGATGGAAAATTCTACCCTGCAAAATATTATTTTACTGTAGATTACACAGAGTCTGATACATCTGATGATCCTGCTCAACATAAACAGAATCATGTTCTTGAATTATTAGACGCAGGAAAATGGACAGGAAATATAGTAGCTCTACCAAATAACAGGGTAAGAGTAACAAGACCTGCTCAGTTTGAGTTAGGAGAAGGTGCACCAGATTTTAAACCTTCTCAACATATTCATTACAGTAAGTCCGATTTAGATTATACTTTGGATGTAAATCAAGTATTTGACAATTTATACGCCCCAGAGGAAGATAAGGATTAATATGGCATTATCAGGTAGCACAAATTTTGAACCAAACGTAACTGAGTTTATTGAAGAAGCTTATGAACGCTGTGGTTTGGAGCTTAGAACAGGTTATGACCTAAAAACTGCTATTCGCAGTGTAAACCTTATGTTAGCAGAATGGGCTAATCGTGGTTTAAACCAATGGACTATAGAACAAGGTACAGAAACAGTTGTAGAAGGGCAAAATGATTACCCTTTAAATGCAAATATTATTGATGTATTAGATGTTGTAGTTCGTAGAACAGTAAACAATGTACCAACAGATATAAGCATTAGTAGAGTAAGTAGATCTGAGTTTATTAACATTCCTAACAAAACTACCAAAGCTAGACCATCACAGTTCTTTTTTGACAAGTTATCTACGCCAGTATTAAAAGTATGGCCTGCTCCTGAGAACAGTACAGACGTTCTTGTATTTAACAAAATAGTAAGAATGGATGATGCGGATAAAGCTACAAACACTATGGACATGCCTTTTAGATTCTACCCATGTTTTGTTGCAGGTTTAGCTTATTACATATCATTAAAAAAGAATCCACAGCTTACTCCACAATTAAAAGCTATATACGAAGAAGAGTTCCGTAGAGCAGCAGATCAAGATGAAGACAGAGCTTCATTTAGAGTAAGACCTTACACCAGGATGAATTAAAATGGCTTACGCTTTAGGTAAGTTTGCACGTGCTTTATGCGATAGATGTGCTTTTGAATACAAACTAAGTGAATTAAAACAAGAATGGAATGGTGCAAAAGTTTGTTCTGAATGCTATGAACCTAAACATCCACAGTTAGAACCACTTACTGCCAAAGCAGATCCAGAAGCACTATACAAACCAAGACCTAACAACGATCAAGAAGAAGGCGAAGGTTTTGTTGTGGTAGTAAATTCAAATTTATATAAACCAGATTTTATGAATCCCTCCACGCTACCAACAAACTTTGTAGTACCAAAGATGACAGGTGGATTAGGTGAGGTTACAATAGTTATAACATGACACTAGCAGAGCTTAAAACATTAATACAAAACTACGTACAAAACTCAGAAACTACTTTTGTTAATACGTTAGATGATTTTATTAAAAATGCAGAAGATAGAATATTTGAGTTAATTCAATTAGATTATTTCCGTAAAAATGTAACTGGAACATTAACTGCTGGTAATACCTATTTAACAGCTCCTAATGATTTTCAAATGTCATTTTCATTAGCTGTAATAGATGGGGATGGTGATTATCACTATCTAGACAAGAAACATACTACATTTATGCGTGAGTACGCCGTAGATCCAACAGCAACGTCTGAAAGAGCAAGACCTTTATATTATGCAGATTTTGATAAAGAACTCTCTACAGCCTCTAACAATGGCTCTACATTAATTGTAACCCCAGTACCAGATCAAGCTTATAATGTAGAATTACATTATCTTTACAAACCAAATTCAATAGTTACAGACACTACAGGAACCTGGATTTCACAAAACGCAAGAAATGCTTTATTATATGGTTCATTAGTGGAAGCTAATATATTTTTAAAGGGTGAAAGCGACATGCAACAGCAGTACGAGCAACGCTTTTTACTTGAAATAACTAGATTGAAAAATCTTGCAGAAGCTCGCGGAAGGAGAGATGAGTACCGGTATGATTCATTGAGGTCTACGGTATCCTAAAAAATACATGGAAAAAATTAAAAGTCTAAAGGGTAAATCAGTAGCCATAGTTGGTATGGGCAAAAGCTGGTTTGATTATAATCTTGCAAAATCACACGGAGTCCACTTTGATGAAGTATGGGCTATAAATGGTGTGGCTAGTGTTATATTTCACGATAGAGTGTTTATGATGGATCCTGCATCTAGGTTTTTAGATACAGAAGATGCTGGTGGTCAAACAGACAGTATGGCTAAAATGCTACAAGAACACGAAGGTCCTATTTACACTTGTGAATTAG